CTGTGACCTTTGTCGGCGCTGCTTCTACTCAGTACGCTCAGAACTTGGTCTATCACAAGGACGCCATCACCTTTGCAACTGCTGACTTGCTGTTGCCCCAAGGTGTTGACATGGCTGCCCGCGCAGTCCATAACGGCATTTCCTTGCGTATCGTGCGTCAGTACGATATTAACAATGACCGTATGCCTTGCCGTATTGACGTTTTGTACGGTTTCAATACGATCCGTCCACAAATGGCTTGCCGCATCTGGGGCTAATCTGAATACCCCTTCGGGGGTTTCATTTTGTAACATTTTTTTAAGGAAATTATCATGGCATTACCTAATGGCGCAGGCGGTTACCAAGTTGGTGCAGGCAACCGTCAAGAAACTATCATGGGCGCAATGGCCGCCCCTCAGACAGCTACGGCTACAGCAACCCTAACGGCAGCACAAATTTGCAATCAAATGTTGGTGGCTAACCCCTCCACTTCTGCTGCAACTTATACGCTGCCTTTGGGCACAGCAATTGACGCAGCAGTTCCTAACGCTATCGTTGGTAGCACTTTTGACTTGGCAATTGTCAATATTGGCACCAGCTCCGGCGCGGTGACTTTGGCTGTTAACACTGGTGTGACCGATGGCGGCAACGCTTTGGTTGCTATTGCTGTGACAACCAGCCAATTGTTCCGTTTCCGTAAGACCGGCGACGGTACTTACGTTGTGTATCGCCTTGGCTAAACCTAAATGGGGGCTTCGGCCCTCATTTTTAAAGGAACAATTATGCCTAATACAAAATCAGTTGGCGTTGCTTTTAGCGATCCAGCCCTTGACGGCGCTGTTATGGGCGCAACAGGTGGCACTGCGGGGTTCTTTGGTACTACTCCGACAACTAAGCCTGCGGCTAACACTGCTGCCTTAACTACAATCACGTCTACTGCACCCGGTACACCGGACTATGCAATTCAAGACTTGACTCAAACAACCCCCTTTGGTTTTGTTACCAAAGATGAGGGTAACTCAGTGCTGTCGGTAGTTGCAAACTTGCAAGCCCGAGTAGCACAATTGGAAACTAAACTTCAGGCCCTTGGCTTGTTGTCTTAAATTAAATGGGGGCTAATCACCCCCATTTTTAATATGATCATTTACCTTTCTCACCCTGTTCATGGCGCTAAAGTGGCGACCATGGATTTAGAAGCAGAAGCTGATGAAAAAAATGGCTGGACACGCTACAATCCAGACACGTCTTCTGAACCTGAAGCGGCTCCCGTGAACGTGCTGGAAGTTAAGCGCCGTAGAAAAGTGACTACTGAAGAGGTCTAAACATGACAACGTACACCGCTGGCCAACAAATCGAACGGGCGCTTAGACTTCTCGGTGTGCTTGCTGAAGGTGAGACGCCCTCTGCGGCTACGTCACAAGACGCCTTGATGGCGTTAAATCAAATGATTGATAGTTGGAACACAGAGCGTCTGGCTGTATTTTCCACGCAAGATCAAATCTTTACATGGCCTGCAAGTCTTATTAGTCGAACCCTTGGCCCAACTGGTGACTTTGTAGGTCTTCGCCCCGTTTTGCTTGACGACTCTACATACTTCAGAGCGCCTAACAATGTGTCGTATGGCATTAAGTTTATCAATCAACAGCAGTACAACGGTATTGCTGTTAAGACCGTAACATCTACTTACCCACAAGTGATGTGGGTCAACATGACGTTTCCTGATATTGAAATGTACGTCTATCCAAGGCCTACACAGGACTTGGAATTTCACTTTGTGTCGGTTGAAGAATTAAACCGCCCTGCTGACTTGTCAACAGTGCTGTATTACCCACCAGGCTATTTGCGTGCGTTTACATACAACTTGGCCATGGAGTTTGCCCCTGAGTTTGGTGTTGAGCCAAGCCCCCAAGTGCAACGCGTTGCCATGACTTCTAAGCGCGATCTTAAGCGCATCAACAACCCTGATGATGTGATGGCACTGCCTTACGCATTGGTGGCAAACCGCCAGCGTTTCAACATCTATGCCGGTAACTACTAATGAAGACGCCTATTCTTGGCTCGGCCTACGTGGCGCGGTCTGTCAATGCGGCAGACGCTCGGATGGTCAATCTTTTTCCCGAGATTGTTCCTGAAGGTGGCACAGAACCGGCTTTCCTAAACCGTGCCCCCGGTCTAAATTTCCTTCAAACTGTTGGCACTGGCCCTATTCGTGGGCTGTGGGCACATCAAACCAACGGCGCGGATTTCTATGTTGTATCAGGTACTGAGGTCTACAAACTGACTGGCCTGACAGCCACGCCAGTCAAGATTGGCAATGTGTCAGGGACTGGCCCCGTGTCAATTGCCGACAATGGCGCAGTGCTGTTCTTTGCCTGCAACGGCCCCAGCTACACATATTACGAACCTACAGGCGAGTTTAATCAGATTACGGATAATAACTTCCCCGGCGCTTTGACTGTGGGTTATCTGGACACGCAATTCATTTTTAATGAGCCTAACAGCCAGCGTCTTTGGAGCGTAGACACTATCAATCCAGCAAACGGCGAATACATTTATCCGTTGGTGTTTGACCCTTTAACTTTCTCTAGCGCTGATGGATCGCCTGACGGAGTGGTGGCCATCAACGTGGATCACCGCCAACTGTGGGTGTTTGGTACTGACTCGACTGAAGTTTGGTACAACGCGGGGTTGCCCAATTTCCCATTGTCGCCCATTCAAGGCGCGTTTAATGAAATTGGCTGTGTGGCCACATTTTCTGTTGCTAAACTAGACAACACTTTATTCTGGCTAGGCACAGACGCCCGTGGTCAAGGCATTGTTTATCGCGCTAATGGCTATGGCGCTGCGCGCGTGTCTACACACGCCATTGAGTACGCTATCGCACAGTACGGCAACATCTCGGACGCGCTAGCCTACACATATCAGCAAGAAGGCCACTCCTTCTACGTGCTGACTTTTCCATCGGCCAACGCCACTTGGGTTTACGACGTGGCTACGCAAGCCTGGCACGAGCGTGCAGGCTGGGAGAATGGTTCATTTATTCGTCATCGCAGTAATTGTCAATGCAATTTTGGCGGCAACATTATTGTGGGCGATTTTCAAAACGGCAACATTTACACGTTTGATCTTGAGGTTTACGCTGACAATGGCCAAATTCAAAAGTGGCTGCGCTCATGGCGTGCCCTGCCCCAAGGGACAAATACTCTTAAGCGTACTGCCCAGCATAGCCTGCAACTTGAGTGTGAAGCTGGCATGGGTTTAAATGGGTTTGTCCTTCCTGAAATAATTTATCTTGAAACTGAACTTGGTAATTATTTGGTTACAGAAAATGATGAATTTTTAATTGCCGATCAAATGACAACTGCAACCCAAGGCGCTGATCCGCAAGTTATGTTGCGTTGGTCAGACGATGGCGGTCACACATGGTCAAGTGAGCATTGGTCATCCATGGGCAAGATTGGCCAATATTACCGCCGAGTGTTCTGGCGTCGTTTGGGCATGACACTAAAGCTGCGTGACCGCGTGTATGAGATTTCAGGCACTGATCCCATTAAAATTGACATCATGGGCGCAGAGCTTATAGCTTCGCCTACGAACGCGTAATGGCAACTAACATTACCCAAATCACCGCGCCGCGCGTCGATCTTATTGATGCGCGTACAGGAAAAATCTCGCGTGAGTGGTACATGTTTTTTTACAATTTGTACACCGTTGTTGGCTCGGGTACGGGTGTTGTTCCAGTAACCGGCGGCGGCACTGGTTTAAGCCAAATCCCCACTAACGGGGAATTGCTTATTGGCAATGGTACAGGGTATACCCTTAATACACTTGGATATGGCGCAGGCATATCGGTTACAAATGGTTCGGGCACAATTACCGTGGCCAACACTGGCGTGTTGTCAAACATTGCAGGCGCTGGTATTTCAGTGTCCGGCACAACTGGCAACGTCACAATCACCAATACAGGCGTGCGGAGTTGGTCTGGTGGCACAACTGGTCTGACACCGGCAGCCGCAACAACTGGCACAGTTACTTTGGCTGGCACGTTGGTGGTTGCCAATGGTGGCACAAACAGCACAGCAATACCCACGGCTGGCGCTATAGCTTACGGCTCAGGTTCGGCCTATGCGTTTACATCCGCAGGGTCAAGCGGTCAAGTTTTAACTTCGGCAGGCGCAGGAACGCCTACATGGACAACGCCAACAGTCGGTACAGTCACAAGCGTAGGGTTGTCCCTACCTTCACAATTTACAGTCACCAATTCACCTGTTACGAGTTCTGGCACGTTAACTGGTTCTTGGAATAACCAAACGGCCAACTATGTGTTGGCTGGCCCCACAACCGGCGCGGCGGCAGCGCCCACATTCAGGGCTTTGGTGTCGGGCGATATTCCATCGCTTAGTTATGTTACTTCGGTTACCGGCACTGCGCCTGTTGTGTCGTCTGGCGGTCTAACACCGGCCATTTCGATGGCAGCGGCTAATACATCGACAGACGGTTACTTGACGTCAACCGACTGGAACACGTTTAACAGTAAGCAGCCTGCGGGCACTTATGTGACCTCGGTGGCAGTTGCCTCAAGCAATGGCTTTGCAGGCACATCAAGCGGCGGCGCTACGCCTACCCTGACGCTAACAACCAGCATCTCGGGCATCATATACGGCAACGGCACAGCGCTTGCCGCCGCTACGATCAGCGCACCGCTAGGCTATTCGGCTGGCACACTAAGCATCACCCAGGCAACAACATCAACCAATGGTTATTTATCCAGTACAGACTGGAACACGTTTAACAACAAACAGCCCGCAGGCACTTATGTCACGGCTGTCTCTGTCGTGTCGGCCAATGGCCTTGCCGGTACGTCAAGCGGTGGGGCAACGCCTGCGCTGACGCTATCGACCACAATCACTGGTTTACTCAAGGGCAACGGAACGGCAATTTCTGCCGCTACGTCAGGTACAGACTACGCGCCAGCCACCAGCGGCACGTCGATCCTGTACGGCAACGGCTCTGGTGGCTTTAGCAACGTCACCGTTGGCTCGGGCTTGTCTTTTGCTGCTGGCACGTTAAGCTCAACAAGTTCTGGCGGCGGGTCAGCACCAGTTACTCAAACAGCTAACTTTACGGTTGCGGCAACTGACATTTGGTCAATCAACAATAAGTCAGGATCAACTTGCACAGTGACTTTGCCAACAGCGTCAACCAATTCAGGGCGCGTTTTGTACTTTCAGAACTATCAAGTACAGGCGCTTGTGTCGGCATCTAGTAACGTAGTGCCTTTGACTGGTGGCGCTGCTGGCACATCAATTCTCTTGGCAAGTTCTGGAGATTCTGCGACACTTGTGTCTGACGGCACTAATTGGTTGATGACGCAATACATCTCGAACAACAATCTGCTATTGGAATGACTTTATCAGTACAATTGCAATCAACATTTGCGTCTTTGGACGTGAAGTGACTTAAGGAAAATATCATGGGACTTCTTTCCGTACTTGGTGGTGTTGCTGGATCTCTTTTTGGTGGGCCTGCTGGCGGCTCTATTGGCAGTGCTCTTGGCGGTGCACTTGAAGAATCATCGGGCGGCGGCGCCAGTGGTGCGGCAAGCGACGCTGCCGCTGCGGCAAATGCTGCGGCGATGGAAGATATTAATTTGCGACGTCGGATGTATGAGGAAGACGTTGCAAGGCGTAAACCTTTTTATGAAGCTGGCGTTAACGCGTTGCCCGGTTACGTTTCAGGCATTCAAGAGGGTGGTGAATTAGTTCGCGGTTTTAATATGGGTGATTACACGGCTGACCCAGGTTACGGTTTCCGTTTAGCTGAAGGCCGCAAAGCACTAACATCTAAAGCACGCGCAAGAGGCGGTCTAGTGTCTGGACAGACACTTAAAGGGATGCAAGACTACGCGCAAGAGTCCGCGTCAAACGAATTTTCAAACGCTTACAATCGTTTTAGAGACACACAAGGTTTGCGCCGTAACGCGCTTGCTGGTGTTGTTGGATTTGCCCCAACGGCTGCTGGCTCAATGGCGGCTAGTGGACAAAGTTACGCAACCGGCGCAGGCCCGCAGATGTATCAGCAAGGCGTCAACACTGGCAACGCGCTGATTGCAGCCAATCAAGCCCGCGAGTCGTCATACGGTAATTTGGGCAGCGCACTCAGTAAATATCTGTCAACCGGATACAACGCTGGTACTACTGGTGGTGGTACTGGTATTGTGGGTTACGGTATGTATGACGGCGCTGTTCAAGGCGGCCAATTTGGCAGCGCATAAGGACTAAATCATGGCTGAATTAAACTTTAATGCGCTAATCCCTCAAGGCCCTCGCGGCTTTTACCAAGGCTTTGAACAAGGTCAAGATCAAAGAATTGTGCGGGAAACTAATCAGATTAAACTGGACGAACTTAAGCGCGACCGCGACGAAATGATCCAGCTTCAAGAAAAGTTAAAAGGTCTTGGGCAAGACCCCGACGTTGGTAAATTCCTTGATACGCTTGCTCAAACTGGCAAACCCGATTACGTCAAGATGGCGATTGAAGGCAAACAAAAAATTAAAGATCTTGATGCGTATGCCAAGCTGGGTGCAATTGAGCCTGTTGGTGCGGCGCCTGCCATGCCTACTGGCGCTCCAGCCCCCGCCACACCTGCGTCCGTTGTTCGTTTGCCGCAAGCCCCCGCGCCAACAAACAGACTGGGTTCGGGTACGTTTGGTATGGAGCCAACCGCACCTGTGAACGCTATGGCGCCTGCGCCAGCCGCACCCGTAAATGCTTTGGCCGCACAACCTGGCGCAGATTTGATTGCACCGACACAGCAGCGCATCAGACAGTTGCTTGACTTTGCGCGTACAAATCCTCGAATGGCCGCACAAGCAATGTCCGAAGCTAGGATTTTGCAAGATCAACTTGAGTTGTATTCAAAGCGTGGCCCGAATGAGCCTGCAGATGTGCAAGTAATGCAACGGCTTGGCTATCCTTTGACACAAGCTGGGTATCAAGCATTCCGCGATGCACAGCGTCAAGAGCGTATGCTTAGCCCCGCCGAAGAAGAACAGCGTATTCGGATTGCCAACGCTAGCCGCGCGCCAGCAACGCCCGCGCAACCTTCTGCGCCAGTCGCCGTGGTGGGCGAAGATGGAAAAATAAAATATGTCAGCCGCGAGGACGCTATAAACAAAGGCATGACGCCTGCAAGCGCTATAGAAAGTCTGCCACCAAAAGAAATTCAAAAACGTGAAGCCGCATTGCCCCAAGCAAAGCAAGCAGTTAAAACTGTTTCAAACACTATGTCAGTTATTGGTCAAACAGTGGACAGCTTGCTTGCTAATCCAGAAGGTATTGATGGCATAACTGGGCTTGTATATGGCGTTACGCCTGCAATTACTGCTTCCGCACGAAAAGCAAAAGCTGAACTTGAGCAACTAAAGAACTTGGCGTTTATACAAGGAATTACTGAACTTCGCGCGGCGTCTAAAACAGGAGCTGCGGTTGGTAACGTAACTAACCGAGAAGGCGATAGGTTTGAAAATCTTAAAGCATCATTAGATCGGTCGCAATCAAAAGACGATTTAATAGCCGCGTTAAAAAAATTAAAAACGCAAGCTGACCTCACAACGCAATTTATGACAGAAGCGTTTGATGATACATACAGCTACAAGTCTGCTGCGCCTGCTGGCGGCCGCGCATCGGGCGTCGACGCAAACAACCCGTTGTTGAAAAAGTAAAAGGGCGTATATGGCCGATCTATCCTCAATTTTGAATGATCCAAATTACGTCAACGCCAACGAAGCTACTAAGCAGGCAATCTTTGACAAGTTTTCTGCACAGGACCCAAACTTTACTAGCGCAAACGCAGATACGCAAAACGCCATACGCCAACGATTTGGTGTAGTTGGCGCCGCGCCTAAACTTAGTAGCGGCATACCTGGCGCGCGCCGTACAGGCGCTGATCAAATCCTTGGATACGATAGACCAATACCCGCCGCGCCAGAAGCGCCTCCAAAAAGATATGGCGGTCCGTTGCCTGAAGCGCTGATGGCGCCTATCGAAACGGCAGTTACTTTGGGCACTGGCCTTATTAGCGCGCCTATTGTTGAAGCCGCAAAAATTGGCGGTACGCTTTTTAGTGGTAAGTACGGCACGCAAGAAGGCATTAGAGCAGGCGAAGCCGTAGGACGTAAAGTCCAACAATTCTTTCAGCCAGCCATAAGCCCAACAGCCCAAGCCCAAGTTGAAAGCATTTCTAACGCGCTAGCCAGTACTGGCCTGCAAGGTGTGCCTTTAAATGTATTGGGTGATTTACAGCGCGGTGTAACGCCTGCTTTGCGTGCTACTGCGGATACCGCCCGCGCGCCTATCGCTGCCCGCGCAGAAAAAATACAGCAGGCACGTATTAGAGAAAGCGAACTGGCGGCGCCTCGCATTGACGCTGCCAAAGACGCGCTTGATCTTGGACTTGCACTTGACCCTTCTTTGTCTAACCCAAAAGCAATAACAAGGTTAAAAACGGGTGCAGTAGGTACCACAAGTTTGCAAGGTAATTTGTCAAAAATTAACTTGCCGCAAGTAGCAAAAATTGCACGCGACGATTTAGGTTTACCCGAAACAATAAAACTTGATGGCAAGGCGTATGAGTCTGCACGCAACACACCCGCTATTAGCGGCGCATATGACAAAGTGCGGGCGTTACCCCGCATAGCTGCTGATGATGCTGTTTTGGCCGACATAGACAATCTGCGCGCTGCGCCGACAATTGGTGACACTGGACAATCGGCAGCAATCAATAATTTTCTTGATACTGTAAAAAGTCAATTGCAAGGTGGCACAGACGGCGCGACGGCAGTCACCAGTATTCGCCAATTGCGCCGCGACGCGCAAGCAATTTATAACCAACAAACAGCGGGTATTAACCCACCGTCACCAGAAGCTATTGCCCGCGCAGATATAAACATGGGTATTGCTCGCGCAATTGAAACAGCGATTGAAAACAGTATTACCGACCCACGTTTAGTTACAGACTTTCGCGCGGCTCGCACAGCGTTGGCTCGCACATATGATTACGAACGCGCCACTAATTTGGCGACAGGTGTAATTGACCCGCAAGCCTTAGCAAAATTAGCTGCCGAAGGACGACCTTTATCTGGCAAACTAGCAAAAGTTGCAAACGTAGCGGCTAATTTTCCAGAGAACATGCAAGGCGGTTTGGTACGAGAGCCTACATTTAGAGAAAAACTTACGCGGTCTAGCGCGGCGGGTACCGCAGGCGCTATTCTTGGATCACCGTTTGGGTTACCAGGCGCAATTATTGGTGGCGGTGCGGGTGCTGCGGCGGGCAATGTTGCCGCAGGGATTGCCGCACGTCGTATGGCAACGCCTGCGTATCAACGTGCCAACGCCATGCCTACCGATTATCGCCGTGTCCCATCAGGCGCAAACCCTGCGGACATCAATTACGCGCCTGGTCAAATGGTGCCGTATAACTTTGCTCAACAAACTTTTACCCCGCCTAATTTTGTAATTCAGCCAAATCAATACGGCCCTCAAGTTACACCTAACGCGCCTAATATGGTTAACGCGTTAGCAGGCCCATCTGCCGAAAGCACTATGGGCGGCATAGCAACCGAAAGGGCGCGCGCGGCTGCAATGTCTCGCACGTTGGGTCAGCAAGCAGAACAACAAGCCGCCGCCGCAGAAGCCGCCGCACGTCAGCCCGCCCGTGGCGGTGCTGAATTAGTGTTTGATACGGCTGGTAATTTAGTAGAAGCGCCGGTTGCTGGCGCTGGCGGAGTTATGCCGTCGGCATTGGAGTCTGCTGTCGCCAAAATGTCTGGCCAAGTAATTGAGCAACCAAGCACTACGTTTAAAACGCAAACAATTTCGCCTAAAACGGGCGCTAAGCCTTACACGCGCATTACAAAACGTGAAGGCGAGTCTACTTTTGGCCGTGAGGGCCAAGCATTTGCAATGACGGCTGAGGAAAAAATTGCTTGGAACAAAGCCAAGGCTAATTTGGCTGAAGCCGCGCCTGAATACGCCAAACTATCTGATCAAGAAATTGTGCGTCGTATGACCGACGTAAAAATTTCGGAAGAATTGCTTGTTAAAGCGCGTGAAAAAGCAAAAGCGTTTGAAGACATTGCCGCCCGTGCGGCCAATGACCGCGCACGCCAAGCAGCGTTAGTGAAGCGTGAGCAAATGTTAGACTTAGCCGAACAATTGCAAGACGCTTTGGGTTCACGCCCAGTTAGTCGCGGTGGCCAAGGCCCCAAGACCCGTGCTTTTCAACGCAATAGGTTGGCGCCAGAACAAGAAGTTCAAAACGCATTGGCTACCAGAATTGACTTAACCGGAATGGCTAACAAATAATGGACTACCAAGTGTTATTTAACATCGCCGTGGCCATTGCTGGATTCTTCGGCGGCTGGACATTGAACCGCATCTATCAGGCCATTGACCGGCTTGATGGCGACGTGCGTGGCATGCCGTTGAACTACGTCACCCGCGACGATTACCGCGCAGACTTGCGTGACGTCAAAGACATGCTTGGCAAGATCTTCGACAAACTTGATGGTAAGGTTGACAAATGAATGCGTCCGTTTTTATTTCTACTGCTGTTGCTACTGTCCGGGGCTACAGCCAAAGAGTCATGTCTCGTCTCCGACTTTTATGGGCTAAGCTGGCTCGGAAACCCGAGTGAGCGCCACCAGCGCCTGTCTGAGTGGCTAACCATCAACGGCAACGCATGTTCTACAGACCAATTGCTTGCGATCTGGAACAATCTTGCCATGTGGGCTGGGACTGCTGACAGCGGTGAATTAAGAGGTAAGGTGTTGTTCTATTACGCCAGAGCAATAGAGAGGGAAAAGAAATGATTGAAACCATTAGACTATTTCCGACAGTCCAGCCGTCCGGTTATCCTGACAAGCATGACCTTGCCCAAGCAAAATTAGAAAAACAACACGACGTCAACAAGACAGTTGAAGTGGCCAAGCAAAAGCAAACTGAATTGCAAGACATCGGGTTTGAGATCTATTGCCGAAAAGTTGTTCAGGAACGCCTACGCATGGAGATATTCCAAAATCGCACGTTGGATATGTATGTATGACCAAGAAGCCTGTACCGGACACCAAGGAAAAACTGACGCTGTACGTCACGCTGATGGTCAGCACTACATTGTGCATCTCGGTGCTGGCCATGGTCGGGGCGTTCATCCTTGGTTTGTGGGCCAAGGAAGTAGACAACGGAGAGATTTTCAAAATGATTTCACCCGCTTTTTCTACTCTTATCGGCGGCATGATTGGGTTCCTGTCTGGTATCAAACTAATGCAGAATGAGGATGACAAAAAATGATTGGATTAGACGCACTCCTAAACGTGGGCGGCAAGCTCATTGACAAACTGATTCCTGATCCTGAAGCCAAGGCCAAGGCTCAATTTGAGTTGGCCAAGATGGCGCAGGACGGTGAGTTGGCAAAGATGGCCAACGAAACCAAACTGTTTGAAGTCGAGCAAGAGAACGTCACCAGACGCGCTGAAGCCGACATGGCCAGCGACTCTTGGCTGTCTAAAAATATTCGCCCTATGACGCTTGTATTCCTTTTGGTGGCGTACTCAGGCTTTGCCATTGCTTCCATCTTTGATCTTGAGACGCGCGGCGCCTACGTCGAGTTGCTGGGTCAGTGGGGCATGCTTGTGATGTCGTTCTACTTTGGTGGCCGCACCATGGAAAAGATTGCAGACAGGGTTAAAAAATGACGCCGCATTTTACACTTGATGAACTGACAGCCTCAGAAACCGCAGAGCGCAACGGCTGGGACAACACACCCAATGAACAAGAACTGGCAAACCTTCAACGCTTGGCTGAGTTCCTTGAAGACGTCAAGGAAGCGCTTGGCGGCAAGCCCATCATGGTTAGCTCGGGTTATCGCGGTAAGCAAGTCAATGACGCCGTTGGTTCTAAAGATAGCAGCCAGCATCGCGTTGGTTGTGCTGTGGACTTCCGAGTACCTGGACTGACGCCAGACCAAGTGGTCAGGGCAATCATTGCTTCGGGTTTACCCTATGACCAAGTGATCCGCGAGTTCGACCGCTGGACGCATTTGAGCGTACCCAATACGCCAGAGGCCGCACCCCGCAAGCAAGCGCTGATCATTGATAAGGCTGGGACTCGGGTATTTGCTTAGATAGGTTGCGGTACGCCTCAATCGCAGTCTTGAGGTCGCACTGCAATTGCTGGATGTAATCGTCCTGTTCGCACAGTTTGGCGTACGCATCATCGGCAAACTTGGCCAGATTGGCTTGACTCCAAGTTGCAAAGTCTGGTCGGTTAGTCATTGCTTCTTTCCTTAATGCTATAAAACCAATCATCACCGGCAGACCACTTACGTGTGCCGTCTACCGTCCACAGACGCTGTGCTGCCTGAAAGTCGGGAAACTTTGTCTCGCCTGGTATCAAAGACTGGTCGTACCACAGGCATCGGTTGTTGGGCTGGCAGGCAAACTGGCCGTTGTCTAGCGCAATCCAATTAAATGACTTGTGTTCCTCGGCCTGCTCGGTAAAACCTGTATCTAAATCCATGCCGTCAGCGCAAAAGTCCACCGTGAACAGATAACGCCCAAAATGCCATTCTTTGTCTTTGCCAAGGAACTTAACGCCTAAGTTACGCAGGCCAATCTTTTCAATAATCGTGAAACGGTAGCCCATGCAGTCCCACAATTGAAGCGTGTCAATGGGCAGATTGCCAGCGTCTGCGTGCCAAACATAGGCGTGGATCGGCAGCTTGTCGTACAGGGCGCCATACGCGGGCAACAGCGACTCAATGCGAAACACTTGACCGCGCAGGGCTTTGAGGCTGACCCAAATGGCAGGCTCAAGTTCGCCGTGACCTTTGAGGTCGTTGTATAGAAATTCTTTCTTAACAAAGCATTTCATGGGCGGCAGTGATGCCACGATGTAACTCATGTGTTCTTCTCCTTGAGTTTGGCTTCAACTGCCATAGCAAGTGTTGTTGGCAAAACAATTTCGCCATGTTTATCAAACAATTCTTTTTGCAAACCAACCATGTCTTCATACGTCAGCCCTACCCAAGGGCGAACATAGTCTTGAATGTCATCATCATCAGTCATTTGTTTCCTTTTTTGATGGGGCGTCTAGCTCAAGCCGGTAATACTTGGCGGGCATCTTGGCGTTTTTGTCTAACTGTTTTCGCAGCCAGTCAATGCCGCCAAGTTCTTTGAAGATCATCATGTGGCGGTCTGTCAGCCTGATCTGGCGGCCTTTAAGGGGTTCGGGTGGTTTTGGACGTGGCACTTATCGCATCCTTTTAAGAGGTACTTCAATAACTTTCTCTGGTGGGGGCGGCGACATGTTCTCGGACGGTGGTGTCCAACCATGCTCACGCCAGAGCGCCTGCACGTCTGAGCCGCGCTGGTAATTAAACGTGCGGTCTTGCAGGCTCTTGCTCGGATAAGTTATTTTGGTGCCTTCAGGGGGTGTCCAATTGATCATGGTTGTATTGCTCCTTTGAGTAGTTCTAGTCTCTCCCGCGCAACGCGCAGGGTGTTGTAGCGCTGGTGAAGGCGCTGAAGCATGGAGACGCGCTTGGCGCCTTCACGTTCTTCGGTCAGCAGTCTGAGGACTTCTTCTTCGCTCAGGCTGCTTAATTTGTTGTTAAGGCTGCGCCAGGTGTCGTTCAATTTTTTTCTCCAGTTCGTAGATTTCTTTTTTGCAATTAGCGTAGGCGCGGGTGCTGGCGTTAAGGTTGCGCTCCCTGATACGCAATTCAGCCTTGGCCGTCTTGAGTTTGGCCTTCCATAAATCTAAGCGTTTCATTTAAGTGCTTCCTGTAGTCCGGCCAAGCCATCGACGCGCTTGCCATTGATAAAAATGTGGGGCAAGTCAGGACTAGGCTCCATGTCCATCTCGACGTAGTTAATGTTCTTAGCCCTCAAAAGCTGTTTAACTTCCGTGCATTTGGGGCATAGGCGCTTGGTGTGGATCACCACTTCCATGGCGCTCCAGTAGTAGGGTTGACCTTTAAGATTGTTTTCCATGGCGATGCGGTCAAATTCGTCATCTTCGTCGGTGCGGATCATAGTGGTGCGTCCTCAAAGTTATCGGGGTTGAACTTGGGCACTTTGTTACCCGTGTCCTTGGGGTTTGGGAAAGGTGGGAATGGCCACATTATTTAAGTTCCTCCATGGCAATGTCAGAGATGGCGCGCTTGTCGTGAAGCGCTGCCCAGATACGTTCGTCAATCGTTTTATTGGTTAGCATCACGTAGCACCAGACAGGGTGCGACTGGCCGCTTCGGTGCAGACGTCCGATGGTTTGCTCGTAAAGTTCGAGACTCCACGGCAGGGACAGAAAGACCATGTGACACCCCCCATGTTGCAAGTTAAGCCCGTGACCGGCTGATTTTGGGTGCACGGCCAATAATTGAATCTTGCCTGCATTCCATCGCTCGATGGCTTTTGGATCGTCAAGAGTCTGCAAGTGTCCAAAGCGCCGCTTGAGTTCGGCGAGTTCTTCTTGGTAGTTGTAAACAACGATGGTGTTTGCACGTTGGTTTTCATCTAATAACTCCTCTAACCTTTCAAACTTGTGCAGGCTGTACCAGACAGGCTTTTGCTCAGACTTAAACCTACCAGGCGACTCGGACGGCGTGGTTGTCGTGTCGTACACAAAGCCTGACGCCAGTTGTTGTAATTTGCCCGTGACAACAGCCGCGTTAACCGCCGTGACGCCTTCCAACACAAAGTCTTTTTTCATCGTGTTGTAGGGCGCCAGATCCATGTCGCACTTGACTTCGACCGTATGCAAAGGCGGCAACTTGTCCTTATACTCACCTGCCTCCAAGACAAATGTGGCAGGCTTAATTACGTTCATTACCTTCTCAAGCGAACCCACACGCGGCGCCCATTCGCCAAACTCCTTGTTGATCAGCACGAAGTACTGCTGCATGAACGCGCCCTTAGACCGGCCAAGCAGGGACTGGTCAACAATCTTGCACTGGCCAAAGACGTCTTCTAGGCCATTGCTGGTAAATGAGCCAGTCAAGCCCCAGCGCGTTGTCATCGGGTCAACCACTTTCAGAAACGCTTTGAAGCGCGTGCCGGACGGGTTCTTGAGCCGTGTCAGTTCGTCAAACACCACGCCGTCAAAGTTCAGCTTCTGCTCGGCTAGCCACTGCAAGTTGTCGTAGTTGGTGACGATCACTTGGGCGTTGCTTTTAAGAGCCGCCAAGCGCTGCTTAGGTGTGCCAACGCACAGAGCCATGCTGATACGGTCAGCCCACTTAGGGCGCTCGACTGGCCACACGTCGGTACAGACGCGCTTGGGCGCCAGCACCAGCCAGCGCTTGACGTGGTTATCACGCAACATCTCCCACATGGCCGTCAGCGTGATGGCGGTCTTACCCGCACCCACTGGCGCCAAGATCATGGCGCGGTCATGCTCATAGAGAAAGTCAGCGGCTGTCTCTTGATACGGTCGTAACGAAACCATCAACTTGTTCCTTAGTCCATAAACATGCGTAGTTTTGACGCAACAGCGCCATCTCTGTCGCAAACATTTTTTGCAATTCTGACAACCGGCCACTTTTAGTTTTGAGTTCGACAAACCATGTCTGGCCATCGGGTAAACACGCAATGCGATCTGCTACACCTTTGCGTCCAGGCGAAGTAAACTTCCAAGTCCTGCCGCCGATGCGCTGCACCGCCCAGTCAAAATAAATTTCAATTTCTTTTTCACGCATGCCGCAAAGTATACATGTAAAAAAGATTTGCACAACAATTATTTCTGTGCTAATATTCAGGTTCAATAACTAAAGGACAGTAAAGTGCAACATTCAAATATCGTCGGCGGCTCAACAGCAAAGCGCGTTATCAACTGCCCCGGCAGTGTGGCGCTAGTGCAGAAGATGCCGCCAAGGCCATCCAGCAAATACGCTGATGAAGGCACACTTCTTCACAACGTCATGGCCGAACTCATCATGGGTGACGAAGCCCCCGAGCATTACCTTGGCGCGCGTTATGAAGACCAAATTCTCACGCAAGAATTGATCGACAACAAAATCAAACCAGCGCTGGAGGCGCTAGATGCTATTGATTCAAAGCGAGTCATGGAAATTGAAGCAGAGACTAGAGTTGGCTTTGGTGATCTGCTGCCTGGTGTGTTTGGTTCCACTGATCTTATTGGCCGCCTTGGTAATCGCGCCGTCGTTTTGGATTGGAAATTCGGTGATGGTGTCATGGTTGAGGTGGAAGAAAACCCCCAGTTGATGTTCTATGCCGCCGCCGCTATGCGTACACCGGAAGCGCAGTGGGCGTTTGAGGGCGTGACTGAGATTGAAATGGTCATTGTCCAGCCGCCTGAAGTGCGCCGCTGGGTGACAACACCTGAGCGCATTGCAGAGTTTGAATTGCAGTTGGTGCAGGCCGTCAAGCAAGCTGAGAAGCCTGACGCCAAGTTGGCCGTCGGTGACCACTGCCGTTGGTGCGCGGCCAAGCCAATTTGCCCCAAGATGACTGGCGCAGTTGATCGCGCATTGAAGGTGCAAATCGACGCCTTGCCTGCCGAGCAAATCAGCACCTACCTTAAGAACGCTGACATGCTTGAGAGTTGGATCACAGACCTTCGCGCCCTTGCCATGCAAATGCTTGAGTCTGGCGCCAAGTTGCCCGAATACAAACTGGTGGCAAAGCGTGCCATCAGGTCATGGACGGATGAGGAGAAGGCCAAAGTCGCCCTTTTCGCATACGGCCTCACAGAATCTGAAGTGATGGAGACTTCTGTCGTCTCCCCTGCGAAGGCCGAGAAGGCGTTGAAGAAACGCAAGCTCGGCCTACCAGAAGACCTCGTGGTCGCCATCTCGTCAGGTAACACTTTGGCCAGCGCGGATGACCCGCGCCCCGAAGTGATGCTCTTGGGCAAACAGTTATCTGCTGCCCTTTCTAAAATCCAGTAAAGGAAAATCATGTCTAGTCTAGTAACCTTCTCTCAAGCAAATCTCCCTGCCGTTTCAACCTTGTCTAGCGCTTTGCGTTCAATCCAAGCCGAAGTTGGCCCATCCGGTGTTGTCATCCTTAAGATGGACAAGACTGGCCACTGGGTCTTTGGTGCAGATCAAACCGAAGTGGAAGACGGTGCTGTTTGGGCGGTCAATCCTTTCTCTTTTGTCCACGGCTTTATTGCTTGGGGTGATGGCGAAGTGTTGGGCGAGAAAATGACCAGCGTCAGCAACCCACTGCCTGAATTGGATGAGGCACCGCCTTCAGCCAAAAAGGGTTGGGAGACGCAAGTTGGTATGTCTTTGAAGTGCATCAGCGGCGAAGACAAGGGAATGGAAGCACGCTTTACCACCACGTCAGTGGGCGGTAAGCGCGCAGTTCAAACCTTGGCTGTGGCCTTGGCCGAGCAAGTCGAGAAAGACCAAACTAAGCCAGTGCCAGTCGTGCGTCTGAAGAAAGACCACTACGCCCACAAGTCCTACGGCAAGATTTACACGCCAGTCTTTGAGATTGTCGAGTGGGTCAGCATGGATGGTGAGGCGCCTGCTGTTGAAGCTGCTGAGGAAGAAAAGCCCTCAACACCAGCACGCCGCCGCCGTAGCGTCTAACTTTCTGAAGCCTCGTGACAGGGGGCTTTGGAAAGGAGATGCCAATGCTTTGGTTAGATTTTGAGACGCGCAGTACGTGCGACCTACGCGCCAAGGGCGTGTACAACTACGCGCAAGACGCAAGTACCGAAGTGCTGTGCATGTCGTATGCGTTTGACGATGAAGACGTGGTGACATGGATGCCTGCCCAGCCATTCCCCGAGCGCGTTCGCAACTACACCGGCCAGATCAGGGCGCATAACGCGGCGTTTGAGCGCTTGATCTTTTGGTACGTCTTACAAATAAATTTTAAGTTGGAACAGTTCTACTGCACGGCCACACAAGCCCGCGCCAACTGCGCGCCTGGCAGTCTGGAAGACGTTGGCCGCTTTGCTGGCGCGTCCATGAAGAAAGACCACAGAGGCGCGCAACTGATTCGTTTGATGTGCGTGCCGCCGTTCAAAGACTCGCCTGAATTGATGGCCGAGATGATCCAGTACTGTGAGCAAGACGTGCGCGCCATGCGTGCAATCAGTCAGGCCATGCGTGACTTAAGCGCAGAAGAATTAGAAGATTACCACGTCAACGAGCGCATCAATGATCGCGGCGTGTTGGTCGATGTGCCGCTGTGTCACGCGGCTGTTAAGTTTGCCTCCGATGAACTTGTTGAGATCGAGCAGATTGTCAAAGAAGTCACGGGCGGCGCAATCACTTCCGTTCGTTCCCCTCGCATGCGTGAGTGGGTGCTTGAGCGCGTGGGTGATGAAGCAAAAAAATTGATGGAAAAAGACGGCAAGTATTCCATCGACAAAACGGTGCGTGCAAATTTACTAGCAATGGAGAATCCCGATGAAGTCCCTGCCGATGTCCAAGAAGTTATCCAATGCGCCGACGACCTCTGGGCGTCGTCTGTGGCGAAGTTCAACCGACTTAGCTGTCTGGCGGACGAGGAGGATCAGAGGGTACGCGGAGCGTTCGTATTTGCGGGAGGCTCAGCAACTGGTCGATCAAGTTCGTATGGCGCCCAAGTCCACAACTTCACACGCAAATGCGCTGAAGAACCCACAGCCGTACGCAACGCTATGGTCAGGGGACACGCAATCGTGCCTCGGTATGGAAAGCGCGTTACCGATGTACTCAAAGGAATGCTCAGACCCGCGCTCATCCCTGCAACAGGCAAACACTTCGTCGTCGCAGACTGGGCGGCCATCGAGGCCCGCGTTAACCCGTGGCTGTCTGGCCGTGGGGACAACAAACTTGAGCTTTTTAGAACGGGCGAGGACGTTTACAAAGTCAACGCGGCCGCAACATTTGGTATTCGCGTGGCAGACGTCACCAAAGACCAACGCCAGATTGGCAAGGTTCAAGAGTTGGCCTGCGGCTTTGCTGGTGGTGTGGGAGCTTTTGCTGCCATGGGCCGCGCTTACGGCATTTCTTTGCCTGAGCCTGTGGCCAAGCGCATGGTCGATGGCTGGCGCCGTGCTAATCCTTGGAGCGTACCTTATTGGGCGGCGCTTGAGGAATCGTACACCCGAGCAATGAGAAACAAGGGGCGTGAATTTAAGGCTGGCCGTATAACATATTTGTACGATGGCCTGCACCTATGGTATGCCCTACCATCTGGCCGCATTTTGTGCTACCCCTATGCCAAATTGGAATCGGAGGGCGTCAGTTATGCCAAGGCGGCATGGAAGCCCGCGCAAGATGCAAAAGAATGGCCGCGTGCCCGCCTTTGGAAAGGCTTGGCATGTGAAAATGTGACTCAGGCGGTCGCCAATGATCTACTTAGACATTCCCTTAGACAACTTGATGATGTCGTGCTTCATGTGCATGACGAAATTGTTGTCGAGACTGCCGACCCCGATGCAGCAGAAAAATTAAAACGTGTGATGTGTACAGCGCCAGCATGGGCAGATGGCCTGCCCTTGAACGCTGAAGTTGAAACTATGAAAAGGTATGGCAAATGAACTTTCTTGAATTTTTAATTTCTTTAGCGCCCGAGGGTGAGACTGCTTTGGTCGTGCGCCAAAAGCCCATGCTCAAAGATGGCGAGATGCAATTCCATGCAGACGGCGCAATCAAATGCACATGGCCCGCCATGCTGCCAACGGCCAACATCAAAAAAGACTGGGCGATCTACGGCAACACCGCCAGCTTTATCATCGACCGATTTAAAGACGGCCACCCAAGTGCTGGCGTGGCGTGTTGCGAGTATGTGCTTGTCATGGTGCTGGACGACGTGGGCACCAAGGCCAAGGTCCCACCCATCGAGCCGACATGGAAAATTGAGACGTCGCCGGGTTCCTTCCAGTGGGGCTATGCATTCTCAGAGCAGCCCACCAAGGCCGACTTCGCGGCGGCCATCAAGTCCATTGCCGACGCCGGTTACACCGATAAGGGCGCCATCAACGCCGTGCGTAACTTCCGCCTGCCCGGCTCAATCAACTTGAAGCCAGGTCGTGAAAACTTCGCCGCCAAGTTGGTGGAATTCCACCCCGAACGTGACTTCACCCTTGAGCAGATCTGCACCGCCTTGGACGTGGTGCCCGCGCCTGCCGACTCTATCGGCGTGCGTCCAATTCGCTTGTCGGACGACGGCGCTGATGACGTTATGGCGTGGCTCAGTGGCCAAGGTCTACTGCTGTCGCACCCCAACCAAGAAGGCTGGGCTGGCATCATCTGCCCCAATTCAGCCAACCACACCGACGGCAACCCCGAGGGCCGTTACATGCCCGCCAACCGTGCCTACCGCTGTCTGCATAGCCACTGCGTCGACCTTGACTCGAACGTGTTCCTCAAGTGGGTGTCCGACAATGGCGGACCCAAGCATGCGCCGGGCCTGCGCGAAGAATTGCTGACAATGGCCATGGACCAGGCGCTGGCCAAGTTGACGCCGTCCGACATGTTCACCGATGACGCGTCCGCCGTGATCGCCGAGGTCGAGCGCAAAGAGTTGGGCCGTGTCGAGAAGGCGCAGTGGTATGAGCGCTTTGCGTACATTCAGGACGACGAATCCTACTTTGACATGCAAGATCGCCGCGAGATCTCCCGCCAGACCTTTAATGCTTTGTTCCGTCACATCCCCTGCAAGTCGATCCATGGCAAAAACCCCAAGGTCGAGGCGTCCGTGTGCTTTGATGAGAACCGCCAGACCATGGGCGCCAAGGCCCTTGTCGGCATCACCTACGCCGCAGGCGAGTCGGTCATTGTGGCCCGTGACGGTGACCTTTACGGCAACCGCTGGCGCGATGCCCGGCCAACCGTGGCCGCTGGTGACGTGGGGCCTTGGATGGATCACTGCAAAACACTGGTGCCCGACGCCCGTGAGTTGGACCACATCCTGAACGTGATGGCCTTCAAACTGCAACACCCCAACATTAAAATCAATCACGCTGTGCTGCATGGCGGTGACCAGGGGTCCGGCAAAGATACCATGTGGGCGCCGTTCATTTGGGCCGTGTGTGGCCCGCACCTTAAAAACCGTGGCCTGCTGGACAACGACACAATGAGCAGCCAATTTGGCTATGCCCTCGAGTCCGAGATCCTGATCTTGAATGAGTTGAAAGAACCCGACGCGAAGGAAAGAAGGGCCTTAGCAAATAAACTGAAGCCCATCATCGCCGCGCCCCCTGAGATGCTGACCGTGAACCGCAAGGGCCTGCACCCCTATCAAATGGCCAACCGCGTGTTTGTGCTGGCATTCTCAAATGACCCCGTGCCGATTAGCTTAGATTCTCAAGACCGCCGCTGGATGTGCATCTGGTCCCATGCCCCGCGCATGGCCGCCGACGCCGCCGCCAAAATGTGGGCGTGGTACAAAACCGGCGGGTTCGCCGCCGTGGGCGCGTGGCTGCAGGCCCGCGACGTGTCCGCCTTTAATCCTGGCGCTGCGCCCATGATGACCGAATTTAAGCTAAACCTTGTCGAGCATGGTATGAGCATGGCCGAGTCCTACCTTGTCGAATTGATGCGCGGACGTTTGGGCGAGTTTTCTAAGGGCGTGGTGGCGTCCCCCTTCCATGCACTGTGTGACCGCGTGGCTGGCGCTGCGCCTAGTGGCGTGAAGGTCCCCCAGCCTGCGCTATTGCATGCCCTGAAAGAAGCTGGCTGGGTCGACCTTGGCCGCGTGGCCTCGGGTGATTTCCAAAGTAAAAAACACCTATTTTGCGCGCCTGACATGGCCAACATGAGCAAATCGGACCTTCGCCGCATGGTCGAGGATCTACCGGCCCCCATGGCCGTGCGCCTTGTGAAGTGATAAAAAAAGGCCCCTAGTGATAGGGGCCTTAAAGGTTTGGCAACCGCTACAGGTCGAGGAGAACGGCCAGCAGCGCGCCCAGTATAAGCGCGATTAGTAGGACCATGCTAGTAGGCCCTCTGCATCGCTTCCATGGCGCCGCGCTCCATTAGGCGCCGGGCCTCGGGCCCCTCCGCCAGCGCCATGCGGTATTCATGCTCAGATACCCGGCCCAGCTCATGCCGATAACCTAGGTCGACGTAGTAATGGTCCGTATAGGTCAATGGCCGCATGGGCGCGATTATCTCGCGCATGAGCGGGTGCAAATTATCCTTCGTTTTCATATATATCCCCTTCGGTGTAAGTGGCGGCTGGCGCCGTGTTTAGATTCTCATAAAACCCGGTCAACGTGTTCCCGGTGCCATAGGGTGCGCCCTTAGCCGTCGGAAAGCTGCGCCCGCTGCTATTTAAACCGTAGTACATGGCCACATAATCGGCCGTGCTCATGCCGTCCCAATAATTAGGAAAACGGCGCAGCTCCGCGCCCTTACTTTTTACGGTCCTATGCTTGCCGGTGCACTTGGCGTGCTCCGCGAAAATGTCGCGCGCGTCATTTACTTTGTAGGCCGTCCGGCCAATGGTTACATGTTGCATGGTTAACAATCCCAGTCTTCGGTTGATAATTTGATGTTGCAAAAGTCTTTATCGTGCTTGTTGACGTGTTCGCGCATGACGCGCGCCAGCTTGTCGATTAGGACCCGGTCCACAATCCCGGCATGGGTGAACGTCGCGAAGGGCTGCGCGTCAATCCCGGCCAGCTCGAACGCGTTACCGTAGTGAAACGTCATTTTCACGTTTTGTATATATTTCATGTTTTTTTGATCCTATAGTCAGAAGGTTTAAAATCGGCCATGTGGCCATGCTCTACGGCGTGGGCCAAATCGGCCAGCAAATCGGCCAAATCGGCCGCCGCCGCGTCGCGCGTGTCGAATTGATCCCCGGCGCTTTCCCAGCCGTGCAGCATGCGGGTTTGTATCTCATATGTCATACGGTCCCCTTAAATAGTGCAGCAGCCACAACACGGCGCATCGATGCACCGGCCGCGTGGGTTCCGGTGGAATACGCTGGCGCCGTGTTCACCGTAGAAAATGACGCGGGTATCGCCGGGTTCTTCCAGCCATGCCCGGCGCGCGACAGTGTCAAATTTAATATCATCGCCCGGGTTTATCCGGGCGCCGGACCGGCTGCAATAGCCGGGGAATTTTGCGCGCATGCTTTTAATGGTCATTTGTGGCCCCTTTATCAAAAAATGTAAACATATCGCACGCGCTGCAATACGCGCGCCACTGGCCGCGCTTTGGCGGGTTTTCCACCGGTTCCGGCTGGCCAGCCAGTGGCCGGCTGCACATGAAACAAGGGACCGGCTGGCCGGCTGGAATAATAGGGAATAATTTATTCATGCTGCTACCCCTATGGAAATAACCCGGCGCTTATGACCGGCCGCATGGTCCGCAATAACGATATCGCGCGCTTGCTTGCTTGTCCCGGCGCATAATAAACATGTGGCGCATGTGGCGCGCTTGCCACCTTCGGCGCTGGCCGGGCACGTCGTTTCCCCGGCTTGCTTGTCAATGCCGATTGAAACCCTAAAAACCCGCATGCCTAATAAATTGGCATGCGCCGCGTCGTCGATAGAATCGGCGCTGGCCATGAGCAAGGGCGCCCATGCTGCATGGTCAAAATTTGGGTTTTTCCATGCATGCGAATAGCCAGAATGTCCGGCCACATATCGCACCAAAGCGCGCCAGTATTTGACCGGCGCAGCGAACGGGTCCCCATAAGTTCCGATTCTCAAGAGTAAACCGGCCACGGCGCGCGCGATAGTGTCAGTGTCGGCGCGCTCATACCGGCCGCGCTTGTATGCTTCGTAAACCGACCGGACCGAACGGCCCACATTTACATAGCATGGCGCCGCGCCAGTATCTTTGGCCAAAATCGGTCGGTGCTCACAATCGCCGCATATTGCATAATCGGCGCCAGAATGAAGCGCAGCCACCGGCGCGATATCCGACCGAATAATAAAAGTTTGGACCATGGCGCCGGTTTTGGCATTGTCGGATCCGTCGATTTTGTTGACGATAACGACAATCGGCGAACCGTCGATCATAGAAGGGCCTTCGTACAAAATATATCCTAGGGGTTTTTTCATGGTCGGCCCCTTATTTTGTGAGAATGTCAAAATAGGCCAGCGCGCCGATTGTCAACGCAGCCGCGATGATGATCACGGCCAGTAGATCTAAAAATAATGCTTTTTTCATGTTGTTTTGCCTTTAGTTTATTAAATGAAGGCCAGCGCGAAGCTGGCCGGGTTTGCTTTAGATTTTGAATTCGATGCGCTCATTCAAGCGATTGATGCGCGCAAAATCTAATAATTCTGCGCGTGTGTTTCGGCCGCGTGTGCTGCGAATCAATGTGGCCAGCGAGCGCGCAGCCATGCCGCGCAGATTAGATTCATCAAGATAGCCAATGATTTTGACTAGTTCGCGTGTTTCAGATTTTGTCATTTTGGTCCTTAATTTAGTTTAGTGTTTACCGGTTTTTTACGCCAGTGACGCTATATTAGCATAGCGTATATACACTACACAACATTTATTTTAATGACCTTCAACATTGTAGGGTTTTGGGTTTTTTAGGTCATGCTTTGGCCATGCTGGCGCGTCGATTGACCTAAGCGCAAAACGGCGCAGATACTCACTTGCAATATGCTTTGGGTCATTTGGGTCATGGTTTCCAATTAAGAAAATAAAAGATTTTGATATAAGGGTTAATACCTATAAAACCATGCATTGTAGACAACGCGTCTACCGGCGCCGATTTTTATTCGATGACAAAATGACCCAAATGACCCAAAGCTTTAAAGCTTCGCGCGCGCATGGCCATGACCTTTTAGGTCATTTGGGTCATTAAAAAACTATGACCCAAATGACCCAAGATCTACCGGCATGCATGGCCATGCTTGCAATTTAAAACCATGACCCAAATGACCCAAATGACCCAAGGCCACCGGCCATGCTGGCGCCAGCCATGCGGACCAAATGACCTGGTGCAACATGACCCAAGTGACCCAAAGCCATGCGGCCGCGCAGCACCAGGGCAAAAAAGCAAAAAAGATCCGAGGGGGAGGGGGTAGGGCCGAGCGCAAAGGGCCAGCGAAAACGTACGGGTCGTGAACAATTTTTTTCTTTGCTAAAATTTTTTTTGTTGTAAACTCCCAACTACGTGCAAACAGCATGGAGAACACATGTTCCATTCGATTCCATTTACACCGCGCAAGGTCGAAGCGACAGAGTCGCGCTTGAAAGCGGTATATGACGCGGCCAAGCTGGGCCTCAAAGGCGACGCACTGGCGCTTGCCGCAGGCATGCTGCCTATTGAATACCGGCAACTCACGCAACTTGACCCCGTAGTGGAACTTGCCGCGCAAAAAGGCAAAGCGGATGGCGAGATTGAACTGTCCAAGGTCATGCACGCCGCAGCCCTAGACGGCGACGCCAAGGCAGCGTTAGAAATCCTCAAACATCAACACGGCTGGGTGGCCAAGCAGGCTATCTCGGTTGAAGTGGATCAGCGCATCTCCATCACTGGCGCGCTGGCCGAGGCAACTAAGCGAGCGCTAACTGTAGAAGATGCCGTAATCATAGAGAACACCCAGCATGCAATCGACCATATACAGCGCTGAAGACGAACAGGAACTCATGGCGCGTCTGTGGGCGCCAGCGATCAAGGACAACCCACTGGCGTTTGTAATGTTTGCGTTTCCTTGGGGTCAGCCTGGCACGCCGCTAGAGCATTTCAAAGGCCCACGCAAATGGCAGCGTGAGGTCTTAACTGAGATCGCTGACCACATCAAACAGAACAACGGCCTAGTTGACTTCAATACCTTGAGAAGCGCGGTTAGCTCTGGCCGTGGTATTGGTAAGTCAGCGTTAGTGTCATGGATCACGATTTGGATGCTCACAACGCGCATTGGCTCGACGACCATCATCTCAGCCAACAGTGAGTCTCAGCTACGCTCAGTCACATGGGCCGAGATTACCAAATGGTTGGCCACTGCCATCAACAGCCATTGGTTTGAAGTTAGCGCAACAAGAGTCATGCCAGCCAAGTGGCTCACGGAGTTGGTCGAGCGCGATCTTAAGAAAGGCACGCGCTACTGGGGCGTCGAGGGCAGGCTTTGGTCAGCGGAGAATCCTGACGCCTACGCGGGTGTTCACAACTTCGACGGTGTGCTGGTCGTGTTTGACGAGGCGTCTGGTATTGACGACAGCATCTGGGCGGTGACCTCGGGCTTCTTTACAGAAAACACGCCCAACAGATTCTGGATGGCGTTTAGCAACCCGCGCCGCAACACGGGGTACTTTTACGAGTGTTTCAACAGCAAACGTGAGTTCTGGACTACAAAAGTAGTTGACGCCCGCACGGTTGAAGGGACGGACAAGCAGGTCTATCAGCAGATCATCGACGAGTACGGCCCCGAATCCAGCCAAGCGCACGTCGAGGTCTATGGCCAGTTCCCGTCCGAAGGCGACGATCAGTTCATATCGGTCAGTTTGGTAGACGACGCGATGAAACGGCCTAAGTACCAAGACCAAAGTGCCCCAATTGTGATCGGCGTAGACCCCGCCCGCTTTGGCGCGGATGCAACAGTCATCGCTGTGCGGCAGGGGCGGGACATTATCTCTATCCAGCGCCATCGGGGCGACGACACCATGACCGTGGTTGGCCATGTGATCGAAGCGATTGAAGAATACAAGCCTACTTTAGTTGTGATTGACGAAGGCGGCCTTGGGGCTGGCATTGTTGACCGTTTGAAAGAGCAAAGGTACAAAGTCAAAGGTGTCAACTTTGGCAATAAATCGACAAATCCGGTCATGTATGGCAACAAAAGGGCCGAAATGTGGGGCAAAATGAAGGATTGGCTGAAAACTGCTTCAATCCCGCTTGACAGGTTTCTTAAAACTGATTTAATTTCGCCTATGATGAAGCCCGACTCCAAGGGTACTATTTTCTTGGAGTCGAAAAAAGACATGAAGGCGCGCGGTTTGGCGTCACCAGACGCGGCTGACGCGATCTGCGTGACTTTTGCCTTTGCCGTGGCCCACCGTGAGGCGCGTGAATCCACGCAGCGCCGCACGTACAGTGACAGAGGCGTGGTTGCAACATCTTGGATGGGGTCGTAATGGCTAAAAAAGGCGTATCTCTAAGCGTAGGACGCGGCGAAAAATTGCCCACCAGCAAAGGCGCTGGCCTCACAGCCAAAGGGCGTGAGAAGTACAACGCCGCGACTGGTAGCAACTTAAAAGCGCCAGCACCCAACCCCAAGACCAAGGCAGACCAAGGCCGCAAGGATTCATTTTGTGCAAGGATGGGCGCAGTAGCGGCCAACGCCAAGGATGGCGAACGCGCTAAAGCGGCTCTTAAACGATGGAAGTGTTGATATGGCTACCAAACCCGGACTCTATGCAAATATTGCAGCCAAACGTGAGCGCATAGCCGCTGGCAGCAAAGAGAAAATGCGCCAGCCAGGCGACAAAGGCGCACCGACCGCCAAGGCGTTCAAAGAATCTGCTAAAACTGCTAAGAAGAAATAATCATGGCAAACACCAAACCAATCGGCGTTGCGTACGAAGACCAAAACATCATTGGTGCTGACATTGTTCAAGCTACTGACATTGTTACCACTGGCACAATTGGCTACTCTGGCGCTGCTTTTGGCACCGTAACCCAAACCAACAACAAAACCACTGGTGTGACACTCAACACGCCGTCTGGCCAGATTACCACGGCCAACGCGCAGATGGCGCCTAGCGCCAACGCGGTGTTTGTGGTGACTTGCTCTGCTTGTAGCATCAAAGATGTGGTGGTAATCAGCGTAGCATCTGGCGGCACTTTGGGTGCGTACAATGCGTTCATTGCGGCGGTTGCAGATGGCTCATTCACGGTAGAACTCAAGAATGTGACCAACAACGCTTACTCTGAAGCGATTAAATTAAACTACGCTATTCTTCACACGGAGACTTAAATGCCACTAGTTAAATCTAAATCACCCGAAGCCTTCCGCAAGAACGTCAAAGCTGAAGTCAAAGCTGGCAAGCCAGTCAAGCAAGCCGTGGCAATTGCTTATAGTGTCAAGCGCGAAGCCGAAAAGAAGAAAAAATGAAAGCACTCCAAGATTGCGTCATCATTGAGCGAGATGTTGAAAAGCATCCCTTGTTTGTATTGCCTCTGAACTCACAAACTGAAACCGGCATTGCAGTAGCCGTCGGCGCAAAATGTTTAGACATCAAGGTTGGAGATCACGTATACTTTGGTGTAGGGCAAGAATTTAAACAAGACGGCAAGATGTACGTCGTGATGCGTGAGCCTCATATTTTAGGGGTTTTGGAATGAATGATCCAACCGGAATAGTCGCAGCCGCTAACGTAGCTGCTGGCGGCAAACCACCAAAGTCTGATTCAGACATTCTGACAACCGCCCGCGCTCGGTTGGACATGGCTGTCTCTGCACTGGCTGAAAGCCGTGAGGATGAAATTGACGATCTGCGCTTTTATGCCGGATCACCCGACAATCATTGGCAGTGGCCTGCTGACGTGCTGGCCACCCGTGGCGCGGTGCAAGGTCAGACGATCAACGCCCGCCCAACCCTGACAATTAACAAACTGCCGCAGCACGTTCGTCAAGTGACGAATGACATGCGTCAGAACCGCCCAGGCGCGAAGGTCATTCCAGTCGATGACAACGCCGACGTGGAAGTCGCGGACATTTTTAACGGCATGATCCGTCACATCGAGTACATCTCTGACGCTGACGTGGCTTACGACACCGCTTGCGAGAACCAAGTGTCTTACGGCGAGGGTTACATCACCCTAATGACCGAGTACTGCGACGAAAACACATTCGATCAAGACATCAAAATTGGCCGTATTCGCAACTCCTTTTCGGTTTACATGGATCCCCTGATCCAAGACCCAACGGGTGCAGATGCCAAGTATTGTTTTATTACCGAAGACCTAACAAAAGCAGAATATGAGCGCCAGTACCCTGATGCTGCGCCTATCTCTACGCTCCAGTCCCTTGGTGTAGGCGATCAGTCGATCAGCAACTGGCTTAATGAAGACACAGTGCGTATTGCTAGTTATTACTACATTGACTACGACAAAACCAAACTGAATTTGTACCCTGGCAACCAGTCGGCCTTTGAAGGCACGCCTGAAGACAAGATGCTCAAGGACATGTTTGGCAAGCCTGTCAAATCACGCATGTCTGAGCGCCCACGGGTGATGTACTGCAAGATCAACGGCTACGAAATCCTTGAACAAAAAGAGTGGGCTGGCAAATGGATTCCAGTAATCCGTGTTGTTGGTAACGAATTCGAGGTTGATGGCCGTATCTACATTTCTGGCTTGGTGCGTAACGCCAAAGATGCCCAGCGCATGTACAACTACTGGGTGTCTCAGGAAGCTGAGATGCTGGCGCTGGCCCCCAAAGCTCCGTTTATTGGCTATGGTGGCCAATTCGAGGGCTATGAGGACAAATGGAAGACAGCCAACACAAACAATTGGCCTTATCTTGAAGTAAATCCTGACGTTACAGACGGCCAAGGCGCGGTGTTGCCACTACCCCAGCGTGCCCAGCCGCCAATGGCTTCTACGGGTCTATTGCAGGCCAAAGCGGGTGCATCAGAGGACATTAAGTCCACAACTGGTCAATACAATGCTTCTTTGGGTATGGGAAGCAATGAGCGCTCTGGCAAAGCCATTTTGGCCCGCCAGCGTGAGGGTGATGTAGGTACTTTCCATTATGGTGACAACCTGACCCGTGCCGTGCGCCATGTGGCCCGTCAGTTGGTGGACTTGATCCCTAAGATTTACGACACCCAGCGCATTGCCCGCATTATTGGTGAAGATGGCGAGACTAAGATGGTCAAGATCAACCCTGACCAGCCTCAACCCGTCAACAAGATTGTGAACGAGCAGGGCATTGTGATCGAAAAGATTTACAACCCCGGCGTTGGTAAGTACGATGTGGTGGCCACGACTGGCCCAGGCTACGCAACCAAGCGCCAAGAGGCTTTGGAAGCCATGGCTCAACTCTTACAGGGTAATCCCCAACTGTGGCAAGTGGCCGGTGACTTGTTTGTTAAGAATATGGACTGGCCTGGCGCCCAAGAAATGTCCAAGCGCTTTGCCAAGACCATTGATCCTAAGTTCTTGTCGGATGGCGAGGACGATCCAGCATTGCAGGCGGCCCAGCAACAAATTCAGGCCATGGGCGCTGAGATGGAGCAGATGCACCAGATGATTGAAAATGTCGGCAAATCTATTGAGATGCAAGACATGGAGCGCAAAGACTTTGAGGCTCAGATCAAACTTTATGACGCCGAAACCAAGCGCATTGCCGCTGTGCAGGCAGGCATGACCGAAGAACAAATCCAAGACATCGCCATGGGTGTTGTTGCTGCGGCCATGGAGTCGCAAAACACAGTCAACCAGATGCCTGAGATGCGTGAGGAATCCATGCCTATGGAGATGATGCCTCCGCAGCAAGAAATGCCACCAGAACAACAGATGGGAATGCCACAATGAAAGCAAATGAATTTTTAGGCTTGCTGTTCTTGGCGCGGGATGTCGCACATTCCGTGCATTTGAACACTCGCAGCTTTAGCAAGCACGAAGCGCTTAACATCTTCTATAACCGCATCATTGGCGCGGCTGATGACTTTGCCGAAGCCTACCAAGGCCGGTACGGTTTGATTGGCCCGATTACCTTGAATTCGGCCAAGAAAACGGCCAACGTCATTGAGTTTTTGCAAGATTCACTTGCTGAAATCGAAGCGGCTCGTTACGATGTATGTGATAAATCTGATTCATCACTGCAACAATTGATAGATAATATCGTTGAGATTTATCTTCGCACGCTATACAAGCTCAAATTCTTGGCATAAGGAAGCACCATGGCTAATTACACCCAAACCGCAGCAACCACACAAGTTAAAGTTGGCGCTGGCAAGCTGTTCGGCATCTTTGTGACAGCATCTTCAAGCGGCACTTTGACAATTTATGACTCAGGTGCTAACAGCACCAGCGATCCTAAGATTGCTGATACGTTTTCTGTGAGCGCAGGCACAACCTACTTGAACATTCCAGCCGGTCTGTATTTCAATAAAGGTCTGTACATTGTTTTAGCGGGTACTTCTGCCGCGTTTACAGTTGCATACGAATAAAGGTTAATCATGGCCGTCTTTCTCTCCCCTGTGGGCGGCGTTGCGGCCCAATTCTTTACCAACACTGGCTCAGTACTGACTGGCGGTAAGTTGTACACCTATGCGGCCGGTACAACAACTCCTCAAGTTAGCTATACAACTAGCGTGGGAAATGTCGCCCGTACTAATCCAGTTATTTTGGATGCGGCTGGCCGCGTGCCTGATGGTGGGGAAATATGGATTACAGCAGCACCATATAAATTTGTTTTAAAAGATTCAACTGACGTATTGATTGCAACCTATGACAATATTTATGGCTTAGGTGCGGCATCGTATCAAATTCAGAACTTTACCGGCGACGGTACAACATTTACTTTCACTTTAAGCGCTGCGTCTTTTGGTGAAGAATATGGTTTTGTTTACATTAACGGCGTTTATCAAAATAAAAACACATACTCTGTTAGCGGTACTACATTAACTTTTTCTGAAGCGCCGCCATATACTTCAAAAATTGAAGTCATGTTTAACTAAGTGGGACAACCATGGCCAATACAAAAATTTCCGCGCTAACTTCAGCAACCACCCCCGTTGCGGGGACTGAAGTATTACCAATTGTTCAAAGCAGCGCTACGGTTAAACTTGCTATTTCAGACATAACACCAGGTCTTAGCACTATTAGCGCAACCAAAGGTGGCACAGGCCAAACGTCTTACGCCGTGGGTGATTTGCTTTACGCGTCAACTACTACCGCATTGTCAAAACTTGCTGATGTAGCTACTGGCAGCGCTTTAATTTCTGGCGGCGTTGGCGTTGCCCCCAGTTACGGAAAAATTGGCCTTACGACTCATGTAAGTGGCACTTTGCCAACCGCTAATGGCGGTACAAATTTAACGTCGTTTACCACAAATGGTGTTGTTTATGCTTCTAGCACAAGCGCTTTAGCAACTGGCTCTGCTTTAGTATTTGATGGCGCAAATTTGGGTATTGGCGTAACGCCAAGCACTTGGGCTACTGTAACGCCAGCTTTACAAATTGGCGGTGCGGGGTCGTTTATTGCGGCACAAGGCAATTCCACTCCAGCTTTTTATACTGGAACTAACGCTTCCTTTAACGGAAGCAATTTCATTTATAAAATCACCAATGTTGCAACAATGTATGTGCAAGACACTGGTGAACATAAATGGTATCGAGCCGCTTCTGGCACTGCGGGAAACACCATTACTTTTAGCCAACCAATGATGGTTGACGCAAATGGCTATCTATTAGTTGGATATACATCAAGCAATGGCGCTTATAAGTTACAAGTTAACAGCCAAATTTTTGCTACAAGTAGCACGATTGCCACTTCTGACGGAAGATACAAACAAGATGTTATTCCGCTTACAGGATCGTTAAATGATATTTGTGCTTTAAATCCTGTTCAATTCTCTTGGAAAAAACATCCAGTTCATAATTTTGATACTGACACCCCAACTATTGGTTTTATTGCTCAAGAAGTTCAAGAAGTCTTAAAAAATAAACCATATTTAAACAGCATCATTAAGAAAAATGATTGCGTAATTGAGCCTGAAGAAAAAGACAGCGAAGGCAATATCACTAAACAAGCAGTTACAGAAGAATTTTTTGGAATTGCTGAAGGAAACATGATTGCGCTTTTAACCAAAGCGATTCAAGAACAACAAGTTTTAATCACTCAACTCACCGAGCGCATTAGCGCGTTGGAAGGAAAGTAATCGTGGCCCTTACAAAAGTTTCGTATTCAATGATAGATGGGTCGCCGATTAACGTCCAAGATTATGGGGCTGTTGGGGATGGCACTACTGATGACACAGCGGCTTTTACTGCGGCAATTACTGCCTGTCCAAATGGCGGCACAATCGTATTAGCCGCTAACAAAACTTATTTGATTTCAAGTCTATACACCAATAAAAATGTCAGATTTCAAGGACAAGGTTTTTGGTATTCGACGAACGCAGTGTTTGGTAACGCGGCATGGTTGAATTCTGCCAATTATGGCGGCACTGTAATGAAATTTACAGCAACTTCAGGCATTGCTTTAAAGATAGGCGTTGACGGCGGTTTCGCAAGTGGTGTGGGCATTGAAAACATAATGATTCTTGGCCCAGGCACTGGCACTTCAATCGGCCTTCAAATAGGCAACGCAAGCAATGAGGGTGCTGTTGGCGCTATTGTCACAAACGTAATAGTTGCTAACTTTAAAACTGGATATGTAGCCCAAGACATTTTTGAAAGCGCACACACCCGTTTAATTGTTCGTGGTTGTGATACTGGAATTGTTTGTGAAAACGATTCAAACAACAATGAATTTTATACTTGCGAAGTACAGTTTTCTACTGTTGACGCTATTTTGCTTGATGAATCAAGAGGGAATTCATTTTTTGGCGGTCTAATTCAAAATTGCATAAACAAAGGGATTAGAACTTTAAATAGCGCATACGGAAATAAATTTTATAACATTTGGATGGAAAACAGCGGTGCAATCACAGACGCAATTGATTTTGCTAGCGGAACACAATGTGTTGTTTTTGGTGGTTTGGTAGCAAAAGGAAATGTGAAAATTGGCGCTACTAATTGCACCATTCAAAATGTTTACTTGACTAATAGCGCAAGCATTGAAACAACTGCTGGCGGCATTTATGCAAGGTTTATCAATTCAAAACCAAATGGCACAACCACATTGAATGGTGCATACCCAATAATTATTCAAGATGAGTATGTAACTACACCCATATTAAACGCAGATTACATGACTTTAGGTCTTACCAATCTTGGAACAGCAAGATTAAACCAAAGAACTTCTTCTAGTTGTGTAAACGGGGTTGCAACAGTAGTTGCAGAAGGTGGTTTGTTGGGCGCGGGAACATTCAATTCAGCATACTTGACTTTGGTAGCTGGCGCAAAAAGCACTGATTCAAACACACAATTTAGCGATTTGGTTTTGTGGTATGGAGGTGGTAACGCCCCAACAGTTATTTCAAGTCAAACGCGAGGATCACCGGCGGCAAGAACATACACAGTTGGCACTTCAAACTTTCAAACATTGTTAGTAAATATGTCTGCCGATACATACAACGTAAGTTCAATGAACTTGTTTGTTCAAGGAACTTAATTCAACTACAAGGAACAATCATGGCCCTGCGTAAAATTATTGAAGCTGAAGGTAAATCTGTAGTTCACACACCTATTGGTAGCATTGAAAATGGCACTCAGCGAGTGTCTTTTTCTGCTTACGTTAAAGTTATCGGAATTAATGGTGATAAAAGTCAAATTGTTGCCACTGTCAATTTCAAAGGTGAAACTCAACAATTTAACAAGCCGTATCAAGTTTCTGTGTCTGTTGCAAATGGCGCGTCAAATTTTATTGCTCAAGTTTACGAGCATTTAAAAACATTGCCAGAATTTGATGGCGCTGAAGATTGCTAACTGAAAAAAATTCCAGCATAATGTGCTGACAAACTGTATCGGCCCAGTTGACCGAGGAATCTTAGGATTCAGAAAACATGACTGAAGAAGTCCAAGCCCTAGCGGAAGTAGACTCCGCGCCAACCACGGATGTGACGGCCACACCTGAAGTTGCTGAAAGTACGCCGGAAGTCGCTGAGAACCAAGTTGATCAAGTCGAAGAGAAAAAATACTCTCAGGCTGAAATTGACGCGATGATCGGCAAACGCCTCGCAAGAGAGCAACGTAAGTGGGAAAGAGAGCAAGCAAATCGGTCTGCGGAATCGCAAATCGTGAAAGCTGCACCAACTGCGTCCGTTGACCAGTTTGAAAGCCCTGAAGCCTATGCGGAAGCATTGGCTTATCAGAAAGCCGAAGAACTGATCGCCAAACGTGAAGCGGCAAAGCAGCAATCGGCTGTTCTTGAGAGTTATCACGACTTGGAAGAAGAAGCTAGGACTAAGTACGACGACTTTGAACAAGTCGCCTACAACCCTAAACTTCCGATCACAAACGTGATGGCAGAAACGATCCAGTCTTCGGACGTTGGGCCAGAGTTAGCGTACTATCTCGGCTCTAATCCAAAAGAAGCAGATCGAATCTCACGCATGTCGCCACTCAGCCAGGCGAAGGAAATTGGGAAAATTGAGGCCAAATTGGTTTCAGCGCCCCCAGTTAGAAAAACGACATCTGCGCCAGCGCCGATTTCTCCTGTTACTGCACGCTCCGCAGGAGCAACAACTTTGGACACTACGGATCCACGCTCTATCAAGAGCATGACAACATCCCAGTGGATTGAAGCTGAACGTGCAAGACAGATTAAGAAGCTACAAGCACAGAACCGCTAATTTTTTTAAAGGACTTTTAAAATGTCAAACAGTATTCTGACGATTGATATGATCACAAGAAAAGCTCTCGAAATTCTCGAGAACAACCTTGTGCTCACCCGTAACGTGAACCGCCAGTACGACGACAGCTTTGCTGTTGAAGGTGCTAAGATTGGTTCTACACTGCGTATTCGCTTACCCGACCGCGCTTTGGTAACTGACGGCGCCGCCCTGCAAGTTCAGGACGACAACGAACAGTTCACCACTTTGACCGTTGCCAGCCAAAAGCACATCGGTGTCAACTTCACATCTGCTGAATTGACCATGCAATTGGATGACTTCGCAGAGCGTGTGTTGAAGCCTCGTATCAGCCAGTTGGCATCTTCCATTGATGCAGACGTGGCCAATGCGTACAAAACCATCGGTAACACCGTTGGTACACCTGGCACCACTCCTTCTACTTCTTTGGTCTTGCTCCAAGCCCAGCAGAAGCTGAACGAAAACGCAGCCGTGATGTCACCACGTTACGCTACCGTGAACCCTGCTGCTAACGCTGGCTTGGTTGAAGGCATGAAAGGTCTGTTCAATCCTACAGACACTATCAGCAAACAATTCAAGAACGGCATGATGGGCACTGGCGTGTTGGGCTTTGACGAGATCAACATGTCTCAGTCAATCAAGCAGCACACCACTGGCTCACGCAGTGCATCAGCTTCTACATTGGTTAAGACCCCCGGCGTTACTGCCGAAGGTGCAACTTCCATTTTGTTGGAGCAAGGCTCTGTGTCCACAACCATCAAAGCTGGCGACGTGTTCACAATCAGTGCTTGCAATGCTGTCAACCCACAAACCCGTGAATCCACTGGTTCGTTGTTCCAGTTCGTTGCTTTGGCTGATGCAACCGCTTCATCCGGCACTTGGACTGTGACTGTGGCTCCTATGTACTCCGCTGCAAACGCACTGGCTACTATGGACGCGCTGCCTGCAACTGGTGCAACTGTGACCTTTGTCGGCGCTGCTTCTACTCAGTACGCTCAGAACTTGGTCTATCACAAGGACGCCATCACCTTTGCAACTGCTGACTTGCTGTTGCCCCAAGGTGTTGACATGGCTGCCCGCGCAGT